TTAAATTATTCTTTTAGAGCGTTGTTTATTTATAATTAGAGTTGCATTTTTAGAGGATACTCCTTTTATCCGGAGTATCCATGCAACGTAAGGTTCACCTTCTAATTATGAATAACATAAGTGGAGAATGGTTAATTATGGAACGGAATGTACGTATGTATATTGATGTGTATTTATTTTTAATTAAAAAAATGAGGTAGGAATTAACCTACCTCGAATAAACTAGAAAGTTCTTACTGTTAAATAAGTAAGCATAAGTATGGGAAGTACCCGTATTAGTATTAAGCTAATATCGTATATGATGGAGTAGTTTTTTTCTTCGTACCGATCCATTAGTCTGTTGAACTCTGCTTGTTTCATGTAACCTTTTTAGTAAATGGTTTGAGATGGTGGAGACAAGGTACCAGTTCTTCGGTTGCTTCGACTTCCTTCCCCTGCCTCCGTTGGATAGTGGAGACAAAGTACTAGCGACTTAGGTGAGTGCGCCCTGGATTGTACCTTGCCTCCGTTGTAGGCTAGTTGAGGTAATTGTTTAATTCCTCAGCCTTGATGCCTGCCGTCTTGAGAAGGGATTCCATCTCCTTACGGTTAGCCATCTTGGACTCTAGGCGAATGGATCTACAAGAATCCTTGTATACTCCGCTTAGGTCCTGAGTACCCGCCATTAAGTCTGAGATAATAGCGCTGATACCAGCTACGACATCGTTTACTGCTTTGATTATAACCATAGTATTCTCCTATGAGAGTGAAAGACCTCGGCACTGAATGTACCAAGTATCCTGGCAGCAGAGCTGCTGTGTCCTTTTTTTATTTAAGATAAAAGATAGTTAATATTCTGACCGGGGGGGAGGGAATGGACTTTTACCGCACTCTGAGGTAATAAGTACTACACTTATACTAATAATAAAAAAAGTTAGTAATGCTTTTGGTGAAAATGTTCTTGTAATTATTTTTAGAAGTATTAATAATAAAAATGAGTATACATAAGATTTAAGTTATAGGATAAAGTGATGGTTATTAATAATAAAGTAGTTGGTAGATTGTTTGAGGGATGTGGCGATGTTAAAGCGTATGGGGTGTTTATTAGATTGTTTTTGGCTGTAGATAATAGGATGTTAGTTAAAGGCTCACCGGGAGTAGTTAGTAAATTGATTGGAGTTAATGTTAGTAATTTTTGTCTGGCTGTGAGGGAGTTGAAAAGGATGGGGTTGGTTAGGAAATATAGTAGGTGGGAATATATGGTTAATCCTGAGTGTAGGGAGATAGATAGTATTAGGGATGAGGAGCAGCTTATGTATATGTGGAAAAAAGATAGTATAAGTGGGCTGAGGAGTGTGTAGGTGAATTTAGATATAGGTGAGCAGGGGGAAATTAGTTTGATGGGCAGTGCTGTGCTGATGCTGTTGATTAGTAGAGTGCAGGCTAGCAACTTGGTGAATGTTGCGGAATTGAAGGATGTGTTGTGCAGGAGAACTTTACAAAAATACATATTAGAGTTGCGGAGTAAGGAATTTGTTGTTATGGTTAATAAGAATACTGTTATGTTATCTCCCTACAGATGTTGGAGGGAGGACAGAACTAAAGCAATAAGTACTTGGAGGAAACTGTGTACAAACTAGATAATATAGATGATGTAGATAGTACAGTAGATTCTACAGATGTAATGACTAAGGAGATGCTCGTGAATACACTGCCTGATAAAAGGTTTAGGCGGTATGTAACTGATGAATTGTTGGAGTTAATTAATTCAGAAACAGACAATGAGCTCAGGAGAGTGTTTAGGGATAATACTTTAACTTATACTAGTGTGTTAATGCAGGGTAAGCATTCGCTGTCAGCGTATGTTAATGCTGTCAAATTTGCCTCTCATAGATTGATGGGCGATATTAATTCTATGGCGTATAAGAAAGTATTTGTAGATAGGTATGCGGCTATGCTTGCTAAGGGGTATAGTTCCAGTTATATAGCTAGCTTTGCTAATAATTACGCTAATAACCCGTTAGTGGTTAATATATTGGAGAGGGCTGTAGTTCCCACGCATATATTGAATGCGGGAGTTTACCAGGAAGCTATTAATACCCAGGCGGACCTGATGCGTAATGCTAATTCTGAGATGGTTAGGCAGAAGGCGGCAGAGAGTTTATTAATTAATTTAAAGGCTCCCGAATCAACAAAAATAGCGTTGGATGTGTCATATGGGCAGTCAGGTATGATTGAAGACCTTAGAGCTACTACTAAGGCTTTGGCTCAGCAGCAGGTGAAATTAATTAAGGAAGGAGTTAGTTCTGCTAAGGATATAGCTCACAGTGAGATTATTGCCAATAAGGTAGAAACAGAGTATATTGAGTTACCTCAGCAATCTGCGTAGGACAGTGCGTGAATAAAACAGTAGATGATTATTTAAATGAGGTGGATTATTCTGTAGATCCATTGTATGTGCCCAGTGAGTTTGCACTGGAGTTTGTTAGCTTCCTTAAATTAGTTAATGGAGGAAAAGGGGAAGAACATAAAACTCCGGTAATGCATTATCACATGTTAGATAATATTGCTGGCAAGAAACAGAATACCGCTAATATGGCGCATAGGGGTAGTTCAAAGACTTCAATCTTCTCAGAATATCTGTTTTTATACATAGCTACTTACGGAGGTATACCTGGATTTGGGGATGTGGGATTTGCTATGTATGTCTCAGATAGTGTAGAAAATGGAGTAAAGAACCTAAGAAAGAATATAGAATTCAGATGGGAGAATAGTGAATTCTTACAGCAGTATGTTCCTGAAACTAAATTTACTGATATTAGGTGGGAGTTTACTAATGCCGCAGGCAAATCATTTGTAGTTAGAGGGTATGGTGCATTAAGTGGTGTACGTGGGGCTAAAGAAATAGGACAAAGACCTACTCTGGCAGTGTTAGATGATTTAGTGGGAGACTCAGATGCCAGGTCCCCTACAGTTATAGCTAATATAGAAGATACTGTGTACAAAGCAGTTAACTACGCACTGCACCCGTCTAAGAAGAAAACTATATGGAGTGGTACTCCGTTCAATGCTAAAGACCCGTTGTATAAAGCAGTAGAGAGTGGGGCCTGGGTTGTAAATGTGTATCCAGTATGCGAAGAGTTTCCCTGTAGTAGGGAAGAATTTAAAGGCAGTTGGGAGGATAGGTTTAGTTATGATTTTGTAAAGTTAGAATATGATAATGCGGTTAAAGCAGGCAAGTTAGATACATTTAACCAGGAGCTAATGCTCAGGATTATGTCAGAAGAGGAAAGACTAATCCTGGATTCAGATGTTATTTGGTATGCTAGAAGCAGTGTACTTACTAATAAATCAGCGTATAATTTTTATATTACTACTGATTTTGCTACGAGTGATCGTGAGCATGCAGATTTTAGTGCAATTAATGTTTGGGCGTATAATAACAACGGAGATTGGCTGTGGGTGGATGGTGTTTGTGAAAAAATGCTGATGAATGCCACTGTAGATAATTTATTTAGACTAGTTCAGGAGTACTCTCCCTTGGAAGTAGGAATAGAAATTACAGGGCAGCAGGGAGGTTTCATTAGTTGGGTCCAAAATGAGATGGCATCAAGAAATATTTATTTTAACTTGTCAAAAGGAAAAAATGGGAATAACATTGGAATAAGGCCCATTAAAGATAAGATGAGCAGGTTCCAGGAAAATGTAGTTCCACTGTTCAAAATGAAGAAAATATGGTTCCCGGAAGAATTAAAAGATAGTAGCGAATTAAAAGAGATGACGGCAGAACTACAATTAGCTACTGTTAAAGGATTTAAAAGTAAGCACGATGATCAAATTGATACCATATCTATGCTAGCCGAGCTAAATACATGGAAACCCAGCGAAGTAAGTGTAGAATACGATGAAGATACTCAAGCTATACCTGGAACATCTTTATGGGGCAGTGATGATATTAAAGTTACTGATAATTCATACTTTGTATAAAAAGGAATGCAATGAAAGCATCTGACTATATAAATTACCTGGTAAACGGGGAAACTTACAAATTAGCTATTCAAGATGTAGGGGATATGGCAGTTAACGGTGCGACTCCATCTACCCTGCAAACATCTAATAGGACTAAATTCATTAATTATTTAAACTTAGCTAATCTAGCTATACATAAAAGATTTCATTTACTGCAGAGACAGTATGAAATAGATCATCCTATAGATAATGAGGATTATGTGTTGCCTGATGATTTTTTAGCTCCTATCTACGCATACTACAACGATAACGAAAAAGTAGAAATTCCCATAAAAGATACTTATAGAAAAATTGTAGATAATGTAGATACTGCTGTATCTTTACTTATACCGGAACCATTTAAAGTAACTGTGAAAGGTACAGATACTGCTAAAGGTACCACACAGATTATTTTAGTATATGCCGCCTCTCCCACAGTGATTACCAAGGTAACACAATCTTTAAATGTAAGTAACGTGTACACAGAAGCTGTATTGAACTATGCTGCTTATAAAGCATATAGTGCTATTAGTGGCGATATTAAGGCAGAGAATAACAGCTATTACTTGCGTTATGAGAGTAATTGCA